TCCTCTTGATAAGCACTACTGGGCTATCTCACGCACAGGTAAGGGCGCAACATCGTCCACCTTGCTTCAGATGGTCAAAGCGGCTGACCTTGAAGAGTGGGGTCTTGCAGTGATTACACCTGAGCAACTCGCTGAACTTACAGAGGGTGCATACACCGAGGAGATCATTCAGGTCCCTTCTAAGCGTGATTTGATGCAGATTGCATCAGAAGAACTCGGCTTTGACAAATAAGCCGTGACCACAATTAAAGACAATGACATGGGGCGCCAAGCGCCCCATGTTGTGTCTACCATCGCAGAACTACATGAAATCATCAAAGTTATCCAAAACGTTGGGGCTTTTGCGTTTGACATTGAGTCCCGTGGAATCCTTGATCGCCATCCCGACCTTCTTGAACACATTGAAAAGGAATGGAAAGCGCATGTCGCAAAACTCAAGAACCCTTCCCCCGACATCGCTCGTAAAGCACGGGAGAAAATAGAAGGCGATTACCGCAAGATGCTTGCGCTTGATCCTTTGCGCAACGAAGTCTTTTGGTTAGGTATCGCTACTAAAGGACACTCATGGGCAATCCCTATGGGGCACAGTCGTGGTTCCATCTTGGTACCCGAGGAGATTGGTGACGGTACTACTGTCCCACCTGAGGGTTACCGCAAAGTTCTTAAGAGCGGTCAAGAGTCCACCGCTAAGGCTCGTTACCACATACCAGCGCAATACTCACCAGTACCTGAGCAACTGTCTCGCTCCGTTGTACTTGAAGAGTTGCGCCCTTTGTTTTTTAGTGACTTGATTAAAGTTGGGCACAACGTGAAGTTTGATGCTCGCTCATTGAGCAAGTACTACAACGAAGTCCCGTCTAATCCATTCAGGGACACCATGCTCTTACAGCACGCCATCAATGAGAACTTGATGTCTTATTCACTTGAAAGTTTGATCCAACATAACTATGACAAGCACAACGCCTATTCCCGTGAAGGTAAGTTGGGCAAGATCATTGATGAGGTTCCATTTGATTCAGCGGCTCGTTATGTACACCTTGATGCCCGTTGGACATGGATGCTTTATGAGCGTCTGTCTAATTACCTCCAGCACCATAATGACCTGACCCGAGTTGTTGAACAAGACTCCGCAGTGCTTCGTGTCCTCATGCAGATGGAGAACGAAGGCATCCCAGTAGACCATCTCCAGTTAAAGATTCTTGGTAAGGAACTAGACGGGAAGATGCGAGACACTCTGTTGGAGTTGTCCAAGTACGCACCAATTGGGTTTAACCCTGACTCCACAAAGCACAAGCAAGCGTTCTTGTTTAACAAGAAGCGTGAAGGTGGTTTGGGACTAAAACCATTCAAGGAGACCAAAGGTGGAGCGCCATCAGTAGACGAAGAGTCATTGAAGCGCCTGGAATCCAAGCACCCAGCGATTACGTTGCTCTTGCAATGGTCTGAAACTCAGAAACTTAAATCAACTTATGTTGACGGACTGTTGCCTAAGTTGTCCAAGGGTCGTTTGCACCCGTCATACAACCTGCACCGAACTGCTACAGGTCGTTTGTCTGCTTCTAATCCGAACCTACAGAACATTCCTCGTGAGTCCAGTATTCGTAGTCTCTTCATTGCTCCCGAGGGTTACACCTTGATGGTGGCTGACTACGACCAGATTGAACTCCGAGTCATGGCGATGTTCTCTAAGGATCCTGAGTTGATCCACATCTTCAATAATGACATTGACATTCACGCAGGTGCTGCTGCTCTGTTGTTTGGCAAGGACGTTTCAGAGGTAACCAGTGAAGAGCGCCAGATCGGAAAGGGAGTGAACTTCCTCACTGCCTACGGCGGTGGTTACATGAAACTGGCTCGCACCACAGGGATCCCTGAGGACCGTGCCAAGTACATGATCAACCGTTACTACGAGCAGTTTGCAGGGCTAACCCAGTGGAAGCGCCATGTTGTATCCCAAGCCCGTGCCAAAGGCTACGTAACGACTCTGACGGGGCGCAGACGCCGTTTGCCCGATATCAAGTCCACAGACGATGAGAAGCGCTCCAGAGCAGAGAGACAGGCTATTAACGCCGTGGTCCAAGGCAGTGCGGCTGACATCTGCAAGATTGCCATGATTGACATTGAAAAAGCCCTCCAAGGAACTGACACTAGGATGTTGGTACAGGTCCATGACGAAATCGTGACCGCTGTACCAGAGAACTCTTGGGAGGAAATCATGCCACGTTTTATTGAAGCCATGGGTGACGGTGTTATCTTGCGTGGTGTGCCACTCAAGGTGTCCTGCAATGTTGCGCACAACTGGGCAGACGCTAAGTAATGCAGGAAATAGAACAGCGTAACTTCTACCTTATGCTGTCTGTCCCTGACGGGCAGGACTACGCCAGCACTATGGGGTTTTCACCACCATCAGAAGATGTAAGAGAAGTGGAATACGCAGATGTACTGTCCCGATGGGGCGTCTTTATTGCTACTGACATTTACAATGAAATCTTAGAAGGCGCTAACTGGTTTGCTGATCTACTAGAGAAATCGGATAAACTAGTGTCCCCTAAAGATGAGATTGTTGCCATATTGACAGTGTTCGGTATGGCGGCAGTTAACAAACTTGCGGACTCAGAGAGAATTTTAATAATGTTAGACAACCTGATGGAGGAAGAAGACGATGAGTGACTGGTGGAGTAAAAAGATTGCAGGGGAGAAGCCAACAACACCTCGCACGTACGCAACACCTCCGACTTCTCCTGTTCTAAATTTCCCTGTTGCACAACCGCAACAACAAGTACAACAAGGTAACCAAGAGTTGTTAGACCCTAATCGTTTACCGACTGACCAACTAAACATGAGTGATGCAATTCGCTTGTGGAAAGGTGGAGAAGCGGCTCGTAAAGAAGGAAACTCAACTTGTCCTGAATGCGGAAGTATTTATGTATTTAGCCGTGTAGGACGAGGATCAAACAGTATGATCAACGGAGCACAGCCAGCACCACGTTGTTATGCGTGTGGTTGGAACGGTAGGTTTTCACAAGGCGACGGATCTAGTTGGGGAGTATAAATGACTGATTACGAATCACTCAATTCAATCATCAATGCGATGAACAAGAAGTACGGAGACGGCACGCTCGTTAAGGGCAGTTCCGTTCGTGAGTTAATGCCTCGCATCACCACGGGCATCCTTGCCTATGACCTCATGCTTGGTGGAGGTTGGCCTGCTAACCAGTGGAGTGAAATCATCGGTGAAGAGTCTTCAGGTAAGACTGCACTTGCATACAAGACCATTGCGGCTAACCAAGCACTTGACCCAGACTTTACAGCGCTTTGGATTGCGGCTGAAGAGTACGTACCTGACTATGCCAAGAGCATTGGCGTAGACCTTGACCGTTTGTGGGTCGTTGAGTCCAACATCATGGAACAGGTTTATGACCTTGTCATTAAAGCACTGGACAACCGTGCCGTTGACATGATCGTGATTGACTCACTCCCTGCTCTCGTACCAAGTGACGAGTCAGAAAAGATGATGGAAGAGTTCACTGTTGGTCTTGGTGCTCGCCTCACAGGTAAGTTCTTCCGCAAGTCTTCTAAGTCACAGAAGCGCTCACTGATACATGACGAGCGCCAGTGCACAGGCATCATGATCAACCAGTGGCGTGAGAAGATTGGTGTGATGTGGGGAGACAACCGCACTACCCCAGGTGGTAAGGCTAAGAACTTCCATTACTTCTGCCGTGTTGAAGTAAAGCGTGACGAGTGGATCAAAGCCAAGGACGAGACCGTAGGTCAAACCATTAAGGCTCGTACCATGAAGAACAAGACGTACCGACCACAGCAAGTTGCTGTAGTTGACTACTACTTTGCAGATACTCCTGGATTCAATCGTGGTGAGTATGACACTGTAAAAGACGTTGTCAACATTGCAATTGCATATGAGTTGGTTACCCGTGCAGGTGCCTACTACTCCTACGGAGACCAGAAGTGGCAAGGTAAGGACGGAGTGCTTCAAGCAGTTCGTGAAGACCTTGACCTGAGAGACAAGATCACTAAAGAAGTGTTTGCAAAGTTTGGTCTTGAATGATCCTTGGTGGTGATGACCGCAAAGCCATTAATAAGACATCCAAGAAACAGGAACAGCGAAGCGCTAAGTCCTACAAAGGAAGTCGCAATGCTGGGTCAGGCTCAGGTTGGTTGCGTAAGAATGACGTACGCACTGCCGACATCTTGATTGAGAACAAGTTCACCACCAACACCAAACAAATCACCATTAAACATAAAGATCTATCAGAGTTAGTTGAACGTGCCATTTTGGAAGATCGCCTTCCTGTACTTCAGTTTGACCTTAACAACCGTAGGTACGTAATAATTACTGAAGATGATTTTCTAGAGATGAGCGGGATAAACGATGACTGAAACACCATGGCACTTACAGGAGTATAAGAAGGCTCGTACCAGTAAAGGTAAGGTCATTCCTATTGTGCAGGCTCAGTTAATCAAAGAGCGCTTGTCATCTACACGAGACACTGCTCACCTACACCCAAGCGAGATTGCTAAAAAGGATTGGTGCCCTCGTTCGTCTTGGTACACCATCAAGGGTTATGAGAAAGAAGACGAGAAGTTTGCGTTTCAACGCTTGAACGTCTTTGCAGAAGGTCACGCTATTCATGCCAAGTGGCAAGGGTGGCTTCGTGACGCAGGCGTTCTTCACGGTACGTGGCAGTGCAAGAACGATATTTGTAGTCACAAATGGGTAGATTTGAGTCCACAAAAGTGCCCATCATGCGGGACCCCTGGTCCTATCTATCGTGAAGTTCCTGTAACCAACGATCAATTTCATATCCTTGGGCATGCTGACGGTATTGTCAACAACGGGAAAGAAGAGCCATTTCTTATTGAGATTAAGAGTGTTGGCGCTGGCACCATCCGTTTTGAGAGTTATGACATATTTAAAGAGTCTGAAGGTAAACCTGATGAGATGTGGAAACGCATCCGTCAACCGTTTCAGTCTCATGTCCGTCAAGCCATGCTGTACATGTACTGCACAGGCATTCATACCATGGTGTTTATCTACGAATGGAAAGCCACCCAAGAAGTAAAAGAGTTCGTAGTCCAGTTCCAACAGGAACTAGTTGATCCGATTCTTAGCGCTTGCGAAACAGTAGTTCGGGCGCTAGATTCATCAGTCCCACCCATGCGTCCAGCGTGGGTAACGGACTCAGAACATAAGACATGCAAGCAATGCCCATTTAAAAACACATGCTGGAAGGAAAACGATGCGAACAATACTGCGACCAGAACCGATGACAATGACAAGCCCTTCACAGGACAACTCCTCAGTGAGGGAGAGGTTCAATCAGAAGTTCACGATGCCCCCACGACCAGCGGGGGAAATGCCACAGGTACCTCAGTATCTGGACGAGTTATCAGACGCTGAACTCATGTCTCTCTACGGAGAGTTCATGGCATGGGTGTCATATGCCAAAGCAGAATTAGTTGAAGCAGAAATCAACGAAGAACGACAAGCAAACAATTGTCGGATCGTTGAAGCACGTTGCTTGATCGGTCAATGGAGTGACACCGCTAAAGGTGACACAGTGACCTTGGCTAAAGCCCGCCGAGATGTTGACCCTGACGTTATTGAACAGCAGGAAGAACACTTGAACTCTCGTGCATACCGCAAGATGGTGGACTCAGTGTTTGAGCGCTGTGAGCGTGGTGCACAGGTGTTGTCCCGAGAACTTAGTCGCCGTATCAGCATTGCTCCGCAGGAGCGTAGACAAGCACGATATAACCCATGACCATCGTTCTATTTAAAGACGTTCCTGTTGGTCCGATTCCAACGACCCCAATTACACCACACATATCCGAGGATACTTGTCCTATTGCTCGTGACACCTTGTTTCATTACGCAAAGAACCTTGGCGTACCAGTAGGGTACAAACAAGAACAAAACGGCAGACTGATTCAAAACGTTGTGCCCAACCCAAAGACTGAGTACTCACAGATATCTTCGTCATCTAAAACAACCTTGGCGCTCCATACTGAAACAGCCTTTCACCCGTACAAGCCTGACTACATTATGTTGCTGTGCCTACGTGGTGATCCACAAGCCTTTACAACTTATGCGCAGTTGCAAAACATCTTGCCTGAGTTAGATGATGTTTGTATTGCGCTGTTGTCAATGCCTCTATTTGAAACAACTGTTGATGACAGTTTTAGGACGAACGGAGAACCTGACACTGTTGTTACAACTTCTGTATTAGGAGTTAAGGATGGGCGTAGCACCATGTGCTACGACAAGTCCGTCATGCGTGGCACTACAGTGGCGGCTCAAGAGGCTCTAGAAGAGTTTGGTCGTGCAATAGAAAAGCACACTAACGAAATAGCATTAACTAGAGGTGATCTTTTGATTATTGATAACTCCAACACCGTCCATGGTCGTAAGCCATTCCAAGCCAGTTATGACGGGACCGACCGTTGGGTTCAGCGTTTGCTTGTCCGCAGTTACACCAGCCCAGTATCGCCAGATTTAGAAATGTGCCCACTAACTGGGTACCCTGTCATCACAAAGTATAAGTAAAGGAATAACATGCCTACATTAATAGAAAGACTTCGTTCTGACTTCCCTAAAAAAGCGGATTGTGTAGAAGCCGCTAGTGAAATTGAAAGACTTACAACTTTACTTAAAGAAGCCAAAGTCTCTACTAAGAAGAAGGATGACAAAGAAAAAGTAGTACTCGTTGAAGGTAACAGGTATTACACAATCCTTAGTGCTTACGCCGAACATAAAGATATGACTACAGATGAAATGGGTGAGTACACAGGGCTAGATCAGACCGCACATGGTTGGTGGGTATTGGTGTCACATCTTAAAGAAGAAGGGTACCTTACTGACACTTTTAGAAAGCGCTTAAGCCGTGCTGGGGGGTCACAAGGTATATACAAGATTAGTTTTAAAGGTAGAGATGCCTTAGAAAGTTTGGGTTATGGGAAATAAACATAAAGCCAAAGGGACAGCCTTTGAGACCTTGGTCAAGGAGTACTTGATTAGTGCAGGGTTTAAGAACGCCCGCAGAACAGCCCTTGCTGGAGCCATGGACACAGGTGACATCAATGGCATTGTGCGCCGTGTGACCGAACGAGAGGTTGCGATCCAGTGCAAGAACGACAAGTCATTCAATATCAGTGGGTGGCTCAATGACACTGTAGAGCAGGCGGATCGTCTAGGTGATGGCGTTCCTGCGTTGGTAGTGAAGAGGAAAGGTAAAGGGGAAAAAGCGTTGGGTGAGTCGTACGCTGTGATGAGGCTAGATGACCTGATAGAACTCTTGAAAGAGGCAGAGTACTTCTAAACTTTGGGAACAATTTAATTCATTGTTCTACTAGGAGTACAAACATGTCACAAGAACTTAATTCCCCAATTGAAGACGTCCTTAAAGTCTCGGGTTCCAGCAACCCACAGAGCGTTGGATCCATTCTTGCCCGTGCAGTGAACGCAGGGCAAGCGCCAAAGATGCGAGCAATCGGTGCTAGTGCTGTTAACCAAGCCGCAAAAGCCGCCGCAATTGCCAGAGGCTTTGTTGCCCCACGTGGTGTTGATCTTACTTACATTATTGGGTTTGATGATATTATTGGTGATAACGGAGAATCCATTTCGGCTATCTCCTTCAAACCAATTGTGAGGTAGTCGTGGCAGATATCAGCCCAAAATTGCGAGGCACTCTTCCAGCCGCTGCCCGTTCAAAAATGGTGCACCATCGTGCTTACAACGCAGGTCGTGGGGATGACCCTCACGGCGTAACACAAGACAGTGATGATCTTGACATGCCAGCAGGTATGGAAAAGCATCCTGATTATGATTCCTCTAAATCCTTTTTGACGAAAGTAGAAGACTAACTATGGGCATTTTTAACAAGATTCGTGGTGGTTCATACTCTGAGTACCCACCAAAGAAGAAACAGTTTAGCCAACCAGGGCAAGCGTACGTTCCAGGTGCAGTTAACGATTTTTCATCCGCTGGTTACAAACCATCTAGAGGGATTTTTGGCGATAAGCCTATGGCTCCTCAAAACAGGGCTTACGAACAAGGTAAGTTTGGGCAGGCAAAAACAGACGTATGGGGTAAAGCAATTCCTGCTAAAGCACCTGAACCTCAGTCAAGCGCTCCAGAAGACGACAGTTGGTTGAAAGAACTAGGTTATTAACAGCCATGAGCATCCACAGCCGTATTTCAAACAACGAGCCACATCGTGGTATGCGTAGCGCTCCACCTGAGCCACCATCGTGGGTAAAGACTCGTCCAACTGGCTCTCCTAAACAACTTGATGCCCAAGGAAAACTGGGATCAGGCGGTAAGCCAGCAATGACAACTGCACAAGTTGATGCACGATTGTCAGAGATGGATAAAGACTGGGGCATGAAGAACGGGTACGCCAAACCATACGATGTATCTGGTCGTTAATGGCTCGTAAAGACCACTTCGCATCTGGCGCTGGTTCAGAGTCTCCATTTAAAATATGGGATCTACCAAATACGGCTAAGTCTTCAGAAGAACCTACTGAAACTGTTGTCCCTATGATCCATACCCCTGCTCGTGAAGCGGGGACACTTGGTCCAGACGATGCTGGGTATCCAGTCAAGTGGACTAACCGTATTAAAATTGAGCGCAACATTTCAACCAAGACAAGCCACATTGGTGATGTAGGAAACGTTCGCATTGCTTTGCGTGACCCAAATACCCAGACAGTTGAAAGACTTGAGTCAACAGGTAAAACAGCGTCACCTGAGCAACTAGAAAAGAACCATCCACGCTTACTGGGTAAGACGGTAGGCGCTCCTGCTACTCATGATGAGTATATGGCTGGCAGAGACAAGTATGTTGAAGAGCGCAATGCAACTGTTAAAGCAATGGCTACAGAAAAACTAAATGCAACCCGTAAAGCAAAGCGTGAACGGCGCATGGCATTGTTGCCTAACGACAAACCTAGCAAGCGCACTAAGCGCATTGATGCACCTTCAGTTGCCAACAAGACTTACCCGAAGGCAACAATTCCTAACCCTAAAGCCAAAAAACCTAACGAGATGTGATTATGGCTTCCAAAAAGAAGCCTCGCAAACCTACTATTGGTAGGACTCCTGCATCTATGACTGGTGAGCGTGGCGGTGCCCGCTATGCAATACGCCCAATCTCACCTCTAGGTGGCGGTATAATGGGTGGTCTGCTCAGTCCGAGCGGACAAGGTCAAACGGGCATATGAGCAAAAACACTTTTACATCATGGATGACTCCAGCGGCGCAAAACGGTGTAGGCACGCAGTCCGACTTTGGTCCTAGCCCAGTATTCCGCAACGCCAAAGACTTAGCGCTATCTGGTTACCAGACAGGCGCTGACACCCAGTATCCAGACGGATACCTTGGCACCATGTCGGCTAACCGCCGTCAAGACAAGATCCTCGGCTCACTCAGCCGAATGAATGCTCGCCAGTACTCACGTGGTGTGCATAAAGGTGAACGGATTAATGCGGGCGATTACATTTGGCCCGATGAGTTCAACCTTTATACTGCTCTTCAGTATCAAGCACAAGGTTTGAAGTTTGCGCCAACTGGTGCAGAGCCTGTGCGTCTTACTAATGATGGCAAGGTCGGTCCTCGTGGTATTTCACGAGACCAAAAGCGTGACGAGGCTACAGAAATCAGCCTTCAACGCCGTTCTCAACTCAAATCCCTAGCACCGAACTGGAAATAACCATGGCAAAAGGTAATGACGAATCACGCAACGGTGCACGCATTGTTGACATGAATGCATACAAGATGCGCAACCACCCTGCCTCTGGTGGCATGAAAAAGGGCGTTAGTCGCATCAAGGACGCCATTGTTGGCGGTCCAGCAAACCCAGACTTGGATGACCCAAATACACCTGAGTACACAGGTCAAGTAGCACGCATCTCTGACCTTGCTCCACGCAACTTGATTGACAAAGCCAAGGGTGGCACTGGACAAGTTGCCAAGAAGCCAATGTTCTCATGGGACGAAAACAACA